CATGGTTTCTTGCAGGTCCAAATGGGGGATTAGGACTATCCCAGCTATTATATTCACTAGGCGTATTTTTATATAAGGTATGCGGACTCTCCATACCATCTGGTGTACCAATCATTTTTTGTTCTGGTAATGCACCTTCTGGTCCACCCTTACCCATAGCTTTGTTATAATTCGCCATAGCCTGTGCTGTCAAGGGACCTACTTTCCCATCAATATCTAACTTGTTTCCTTTAGCATCCGTATACCCCAAGTTGTTCATAAGTTGTTGCATCATCTTTCTGCCATCAACATTCATTTTACTAGGGTCCGTACCCATTAATTTATTTAACACAGTTCTATCCGCAAGACCTTTGACATCATTATCCTGTACTTGTGTTGATGTTTCTACACCACCCCCTGCATCTTGTGTTTTTGTCACCATTTGAGGTGGTCCCTGTGCTCCATCAGCAGGTCTTTCTATAGACTGAGTATGACCAACATTTGAAGGGGCATATGGTAAGTGCCTAGTATTAACACCGCCTTGTCCGTATCCACCATGTCTACCAGACTCCATTAACTTTGCTTGTCTATTCATTTCAGCAGATGGAGCATCCTTCATCATTTCCATTGCTTCAGGTGTCATATTACCCTGTCTCTGTTGGTGCATTGCTTGCTGTAAGGGGCTTGTACCAAAATACTGTTGATTACTGCGTTCACCAGCTTGCTTCCACTTACTGACAGCATCACCACCAAAATCAGTTGCACGTTGTTTTAACTGTGCCATTCTTTCTCTAAAACCAGCCATTATTCATCCTCCAAGCTCAAAAGCTCTTCATTCATTTCACGTTGTTTATTATCGGCTAATGGTTGAATTCTTTCTTTGTCCATCTTAAGCTCATCTGCAAGGCGTGTACTATATAGTTTCTGTGCCATTTCAACCTTGGCTTCAGCTTTAGCCAGTTTCTTTTCAAACTCCTTGACTTCAACTCTCTTGCGGTCATGTAATGATTCACGCTGTGCAGTTTGCAAGTCACCTTTGAGTTTCTTAATTTCTTCCTGCTGAGACTGTACTTGACCCTGTAACTGTTTCATTTGTCCAGCACGCTCAAGCACCCCTTCCATGTCAGCTACATCAGTCTGTTTTAAGACTTCTACTTGGTCAATAAGACCAGCTTGGTGTAACTGCATATAATATTCAAATCTTGCCCACCTGTTTGATGGTAACGTAGAACCTGATGTTACAATGACATCATACTTACCAATGGTGATGTCATTTATCTTGCCCATGTAGTTGCCGAAGTCATCATAGATGGGAGAGTTTAGAGTAACTTCTTTTGGCATATTATTAGGTTGCATTAGACGCATAACCTTCTCATCCTGATATGTGTACTGAATAAGCCCTACCACCACTCTTGCGAGTTGATTCAAACCTTCTTCAATATCATCACGTTTGGATTTAATCCGTCTTTGTCCATATTCATCCATAGCCACAGTTCCCTTAAAGGTCTGTGGAGCAGACTGTCCATCTCCTTGCATAAGTGCATATATGCCGAGTATGCGTTCTATATCTGCCCTTGCGTCTGCTTCGTTCTTATACAATTCGTTTGGCAGAGGCACAGGACCAGCCACTACGGGAGTACCTAACTCAGGGTCAAACTCAATAACTGCTGTACCTGCTTTACCCCAGTCTTCTTCTAGCTGTTTCTTATTAATAGCTCCACGTGGTATAAGGAGCTTTGTATTAGTTGAAGTGGACGCATGGGCAATAATAAGAGAACGTATTTTATTTATATACTCTTGAAGTCCCTTAACAAGCCTAACATCACTCATAGGATAGGGATTTCTATTCCAGCCGTTCATTATAGGAACAACTGGATACTCTTCTATGGGCAATACAACAGCAAATAACTCTTTGTCTCCAATAGAAACAAACTGATGTATTTGACATATCTCTATATCATTGACCAAAATTTTCTCAGCTTCAACTAAATGACCCTTTGTTATAACATCTATTGTGGTTGTGCTATTAGGTATAGCCCCAAGATGTTCTTTGCCTGCCATAGGCACAGGTTGTCCAGTTTGTGGGTCCATCATCATATGGAACTCATCACCCATTTCTTCATGTACCTTTAAATAATCAGCTACAGATTTAGGGTCTGTGAGAATCTGTTCTCCATCTGGTGATAAAAGTAAGATTGCAGGTTCTTGTTTATATTCTTCAAACTCATCAGATGCTAATACCTTCTGGTCATCTGTGAATGGGTCGTAAATCTTGTGGTATGGCATAAATACTTTGCTATACCTTTCCATTAACTCCAGCTCTCTTTCACCAGTAATGCTCTTACCAGTCATGTTTCTTTTTAAAGTAACTTGCTGGGACTCGTTTCCATATCTGGATTCAGATGGAGAATTGATATAACTAGTTTCCTGACAATCTTTAATTTGTTCTTCATATTCAGGATAAGCCTTAACTAGAGCATCTTCTGAAACTATCTTAGCTATAATGATATTACTAGCATCACGACAGAATGCGTCTTTAGATGCAGGGTCTATGAAGACTTCTAACGGGTCTATAGATTTAATCTTTACTTCACCAGCACCGAAGTCTGCATCAGGGTCTACATAACCCATAAGCACACCCATGCCTTTTACGTAATAATCATCTATAGCTTGTTTTAATTCTACATTGCCAATAGATGTATCCCAGATATACGCCATAATATCACTAAACATGCGACCTACCTTATTGTCACTTGTTTCACGTCCCGTAGACTGGAATTTTGGTTTATTGGATGTGAGCATGGCTTTTGCCTGCTCAACTGCGGAATAGATAATGTTCACAACAATAGGTTGCTGTGAACGATTCTTTAAGGCTGTAGCTTCTTCATCAGTCCATTGTTTTCCATTACGGAACTCATTGTCCTCTATAGCCTGTTTAGCCCAACTTTCTCTAGCAGATGAATACTCGCTAAGTAAATCATGGGTGAGTTGGACACCCGTGCTTTTTTCGTGCATAAACCTTATAGGTTATCTTATAAAATAAAGTATACTTTAAGATGCGGTGCTACCGCATTGTTGACTTATACGTTAAAAGGTTGGAAAAGTTCCATCTAGGCTACTTTCCAACTAGTACTATTTTCTACATATCTCTGTTTATTATTATTAGGGTCTGTTTCTTCTGTATGGTGTGGTCTATAACACTTCTTCATAGCATAGAACATACCATCTAATAAATCATCGTGCTTACCACGTGGATACAGGAGTAATTCGTCTTTTAATTCCAGCATATCCTTTTTCATATACATCTTACCTTGTGCGAAGTAAGGCTCCATTGTTTCTAATCTAGAAGACTTAGATGTTCTTGGAGATTCTTTTATCTCTAAGCCAGATATGAATATCTTTTCTTCATCGCATCTTGTTCTTAGATATTCTCTAAGCATCTCCTGATAGCCGACAGATTCAATACGTACCTTTGATGGCTTATACATCTTGAACCATTGTATAATACTCTCAGCTAATTTCATGGGCGTAGCACGTTTGCGGTAATAAGGTAGTATATACCTGTTATTATCTTTATCTACTGCTATTGGCATTATCACCGAATAGTCAGCCGTTTTGCGTATTGAGGATGCAGGGTCTACGCCCATGAAAATATTGACTGGTATCTTCTTCTCGCCATCTATGAGAAAATGGTTACCATCGTCATTAATGCTATAATCATAATTATGATACTTTAAATACTTTTCGCTAAAGAGCTGGTCTTCATCACCCACTATCTGGCATAGATATTCTCTATAAAACACAGATACACGTGCAATAGACTCTAGCTCTTTCTTCTTCTGTTCTAATTTCTCTATAGGTTGCCACTCTTCCCAGAGAGCCTTACCATTATCCATATCTGGGCTGAAATGCATATTGGTCCAACCATCCATTTCTTTTAATACTTCAACAAGACATCTCTGGTGCTGTGGTGTACCAATAACTGCTATCTTTCCACGTATTGGGTCTAGTGAAGGAATGGCTGACTGTAGTAGCCATCTTAAGTTTTGTTCCATTGCTTCAGCGGTTTTGGTGTTATTCTCATCTTCTGGGTCATCTACCACAATGAGTGTGGGTCTTTGACTGCCCACCTTGATACCACGTAACTGCTGTCCAGTACCTTTGCAAATAATCATAGTGCCGTCTTTTAACTCCACTTCAGCTTTAGCCCATTGTTTTGCAGAGTGTTGCCCCCAGTATCCATAAATAGCCCTTAACTGCTGACTATAATCAAGCATATCCTTGATAGTACCCAGCAGTTTAATGGCATGGTCCTGTGTTCTAGACACCAGAACCACTAACTTCTTCCCCTCATGGTTGAGTATATGGTATAACGGGTAGATTCCCCCAACTATAGATGATTTTGCATGACCACGAGGGGCTATGATGTTCACCTGTTTATTGTCATCATTCATAAGAACATCAGCTATCTTATAATGGAAATCGGGGGATGGTACAGAGAACATATTTGAACTGATGATGCGTCCAAATAATATCATATTATCTTTCAGTTTACTTTTTAGTAATTTATTATCTTGTGCAGTCATCGCAGATACCGCTTATATTTGAAGTAGGTGCGTCACATTCGTGACAATGAAAAGGAATAGGCATTACTTAATCTTATATTTTGTTAGTATATCGCTCTTTTGCTGGTCTGTATTTGCATCTCTCCAGTCAATTATGAAGTCATCAATCATTTTACCACCCCTATACCCTTCTTCTGGTGGATATATATTATCTTCATTACCACGAAAGACTGCCTGAACCAGTCGTAACTGTTGCAGGTAATTCTTTGCTGTAACATACTGACGCTCTGCATTCACTACAGTTGTAGCAAAATCCTGAAACTTCACAGCTACATCATCTATGTATACAATCCTGTCTTTAGGGTGTTTTCTACCCTGCTTAAAAGTTATAGTCATCTTCTTTTTTTAGGCTTCTTAGGACACTTCGTTATATTGTATAATTTTGTACTGTTCAAATCGCCCGTTTTTAGACCGCAATGAAGCACATCCTTACTGTACCCAGCATATGGGCAGATTCTCTCGATTAAGGGGCAATATTGGAACAACTAGGGCAATGCTGGTAGTACGACTGAATCAAAGTAACAACACTTTGTATCCGCAACACATGGTTTACCATATAATTTGCTATCTATTTTTAATGATAGCGTTCCATGTTCTGTTTTCATCATACAGCCTATACATCCGTCTGCTGTGTAGTTCGCACAGTTTTTTCTAGCTATGATAATGTTATTCTTCACTTTCTTCGTAGAAGTCATATAGCATCCCCTCTATTTCCATTTCTTTTAAACAGTCCAGAGCCATTTGTGATGTCTGTGCACCGTCTAGGTCTGCCATAACAGCTATGACATGCAATGCTCGGACTGCTATTTCTATTTGAGCAACCATTTGCTCAATCTTCTGGCTCATCATGTAATCATCATGACTCAGTAGGTTCATCTTTCTCCTCCTTCCGTTGTAGAACCAGTTTCTTTTCTTCTTCTTGGGTTATCTGGTCCAGTATCTTTTTAGTATCTATCATTTCAACTGTATCTGTGGTAATCAACTTATTAGGTTTCATCTCCAGTAGGTCCATAATATGGTCATTAGCCTTCAGGAAGTTTCCTACATCGCCCTTGTGCTCAGCCATATCTAGTGCCTTTACAATGTTATCAACTGCAAACTCTTTGTTGATAGCTTTATCAGATAAGATTTCTTTTACTTTCTTTTCTACTTCCATTTTTACTCTCTTATTTTTTAAAAATCTTCTTACTGTTGCTTCGGGTATCTTGCTATCGGGTCGATAGACATTTCCAAGCGTTGTAAAGTCAACTGCACCATTCAGCATCATAGTTGCGTAGGTATTGATGGTATTAGTACCCCTAGTAGACTTCACTTCATACTCATCCCATGTTTTAGCAGGGTTTGCCTTACTATAGGTCTTATATGAGTGATTCAGTTTAAAATTTATTTTTGCAGACGGA